CTATATCATCTATGTACTCGACAGATGCAAAATTACCTTTCTCTAACATCATTTCAAGCTTTCTACGAAGCTTTCTATTGTTGATAAGTAGATTGTTCGATATGGCCAAATCTATGTAGTCCTTAGTGTCTTTAATCTCGTCTAACTTATCGATATCCTCTTCGGTTATGACTCTGAACTTTCTGAATACCGGTGAGTAGTCGTTCACATGAAAGCCAACTTCTCCTGTGTTTAGATCTAATATAGTGATTCCTTTTTGGTCTCCTGTATCGTTTCTATCCATTTGGTATAAAGACCCGATGAATCTAAAGTTTTTGTTTTGTTGAGTAATGTGAATGTGTCCTGAGAACACGTCTTTGTATCCACCAAAGTTTTCTACATCAATTTTATCCGCATTTCTGTGTGCAACAGAGTTTAGATGCATTCTACAACCATTTAAGTCTGAGTGACAAAATAGATAGTCTCCCGGATTACTACCAAGTTCTTTAATCATATCAAGTCTTTTCTCTACCCATGGCATTAAAACAAGTTTTTGATCGTTTATTTCGATTGTGGTTGTGTTTTCATATACGGTTATATTTTTATTCATATAACTGAACATTCGTACTGAGTTTACTTCGTTCGATCCTTTGTTCCACAAATCATGGTTTCCTACCATTATGTGTAGTGGTAAAATATCTGAGATTTCTTTAAGAATCTTTTCTACTTTATTGATGATGATTATTGGAAGACTTGTTCTATTATCGAATAAATCACCTAAGTGAATAAGTATGTCTCCAGGTTTTGCGTTTTCTTTTAGATATGGTATAACATAGTTGTAGAATGTTGATTCCATCATGTTCATCCATTTGTCTAGGTTGTTTAAATAGATACCAAAATGAGTATCTGTTATCATATATACTTTCATTGAAAAATGATAATTTTTTGTATGTTTTATATGATTTTTATGTATTTAAGTTTAAATAATCAAAAATGGAAAAAAAATGCTTTTTTAATATAATATATACATTATAGTTAAGCCTTTAAGAAAACAGAAGGTAAAAAAATATTAATATATACATTATAATTGTTTAGCAATTACATAAAAAAATAAAAAAAAATATGCCATTACCACATTATACGCAGATTTCCAATGTTGGTTCTCCAGGTGGACCTGGAACGTTACCAGATGAAGTAGTATACACAAACCTATTTGAGGTTACGTTTATTCTTCCTACTATCCTTCAGGCACAAAAAAGAGATCCTCTTTTATTGTTAGAAAATGCAACTAAGATAAGTTTAAACTTAACTGAACATGACGTTGCTGAGAAAGTACAAAGATTCAAATACTCTACTAGAGCATTCTATGCTACTCCTGCAAAGACACACGGTAATTTAACGATTCCTTTCCAGGTTAATGTAAATAACAATGGTTCTATGGAGGTTTGGAATACTTTGAAAGCTTGGTATGATTTACTTTTTAACTCTCAAAATGGTTCACTTCACTACAAAAGTGATTTGATTGGAACTATAGTTGTTAATCAACATGATAAAAAAGGTGTTGTTTTGAGACGTGTTACTTTTCAAAACTGTCAACTTTTTAAAGTTGGTGGTTATGATCTTGATTGGGCATCTAATGGTATCATTGAGAATGTTACTGCAGATTTTACTTATGATTACTTCATTGATGAATATATCGATTCAGGATTCTCTATCAACCCACCACTTGCTTCTGGATATTAATTTTAATATTTATTATAAAGAAACCCACCTTTTTGGTGGGTTTTTTATTTTTTGAAAATATACGAGACTGAAAAAGCCACATTTCTGTGGCTTTTATTTAAAATTTTGGCATACTCATATTGTTTGTCATGTTTGAAGCATTTTTCATCATAGAATTTGTGTCTGGCATGGCTTGTTGTTGACCTTCCTCTTCTTTCTTTCTTTGATTATCTTCTTCTTCCACAATCTCATTTACAAGTTTTATATTTTCTTCAAATTGCCAAAATGGCCATTCGTTCATTGAAACTTCCTGAGTGTGGAAATGTTTTTGAAGCATTAATTTATTCTTCAATATATGCTTCAAAGGCATCATGAATAACGAAAATACCTGAGGCTCCGTTGGGAAACTGCATATCAGTGCGGACCTCCTCACCGCACGTACAGTTCGATTTTAATTCTTTGATACCAAATGTCATTTTACCTACAGCCGCATTTAAGAATTGGAAAGAAATATCATCCATACCTTCAAACTCTGTAAGTTTTGCTTTTATTCCATCATAAGTAATTGATGATCTACCACCTAACATGAAAGGTATTATTTTTAGAAAAGAAAGATTTGGAGTTTTCTTTTCATTATTTTCTTTCAAAATGTAATCTGTAAAAGCTTTTTGTAATCCAATATTAGGTGGAGTAAGTTCAAAAGATTTCCCATTAACGGTTTTAAAGTGATATGAACCGGTTGTTTTGTTATAGAACTTCGCAAGTTTTTCATCTATATTATGAAATACAAAATGTTCTTTTTTAAGTTCTATTGTACTTTCAACTCCACAAGTACATTTTGCACCAACTGTTAGTGAGTTTCCTTGTTGAAAAGTTAATTCTCTGATTAGAAAAACTAAAAACAATCTGTCTTGATCTTTTATATCAAGATATGATGCTATTCTTCCATCAGAATATTTTATTCTTACACATGATTGAAGAATGTCATTCATTTTTTCAACTATATCATAGAAGTTATTATCATCTACCATAGAATATGCTTGAATTTCTCTTACTTGTGCTGGTCTTACCATAAAAAGAGTACCTACTGGATAGAATTGTCCACAAGGTAATTCCCTGATATCGAAATTAAAGTATTGTAAGTCTGTTACTCTTGTACTTTCAACTATAGGTTTTTGTGGAATATCACTATTGAAGGTGTTATTCTTTGGAGCATCCATATCTTGAAGATGTCTCTTTAGGTAGTCCTCTTCGCTCATTTCGTCGTTTTTAGACATATATTTATTGTTATTTTTTGGAATATATATTAGATATACTATTCTACCTTTATATTCAAAAAATATAATAAAGTTCTAAAAACAAAAAAAGACTTCAAATAAATTTGAAGTCTTTAATATATTTTTAATTTTCTTATTGGAAACCTCCTGCATTAATTGCACCAGTTCTAAGTATTGTTACATTGTTAACAATGATTCCCATACCTTTTACAGGTTCTACATAAGTATCAAGTACACCAATTTGATTATCGATAACTTCTGAAGTATTGTTTTCCTCATCCATTTTGTTGAAGTAGTTATACAATCCATTTTTACTTACATAAGTTTCACAAATTACGTCAGCTCTAAGTTTAATTTCGGATCTGATATCTGGTGTATTATATCTCCATTGGAAGTCTAATAACATTCTTGATAATTCTCTTTCAAGTTCGATAAGTACCTCTCTAACGTGAATGTAAGAAAGTGCCGATTTGTAAAGAGTTTGTGCAGTATTTTCAGTCTCAATAACGTTTCCTCTATTTCTTTTGAAAACGATTGGGTTGATTTGTGCACCATTTAACCACTCGATATCAGATGGTGTAAAGTCCATTTCTAATCCAGCGATATTTGTAATTCTACCATTAGTAACACCTGCTGCAATTGTCCAAGGAGTTATTGATCCAACATTTGAAATATGTTTTCTCATATAAGTTGTTGCTGCGTGAGCTGCTGGTGGCATATCTAATGGTCTTCCATTATCATTTACTGTTATGTATGGCATGAAATATCCTGTACAAGTTGTACCTGCTCCATCTCCAAATGAGTAAAGGAATGCTGGTCCACTTTCTGGGTCTCCACCTTTAGCAATAAACTCTGTTTGAAGAACACCTTCAGCATTTACGAATGTTGGTGAGCTTGAGTTTTTGAATGACTTCATAGAAGGCATATTTAAGAATCCAAATGCATCTAATCTATCACCACAAATATCAACTAATTGTTGTTTAGATCTTTCTGTTAATCCAAGTCCAAAAGAATCTACTAAATATCTAAAGTCAAATGCTTCTTTATTTGTTAATGCTTTGAAAACCGGAGTTCCTTTTGCTACAAGATTAAGAATAGAACTTTGTTTAGCTTCTGTACCATCAGGTAATGATGCTTCTCTTACTCTAAATCCTTTAAGAGAGATTGCTTTATAAGTTGTTGCATAGTTATCTACAGTTTTGTATCTAGTCGTTTGTAAGTCTGTTCCAAATGCAACTTTTTTAATTGCAGAGTCACAAGTAATTTCAACAAAGTCAACATTTCCAGAATATTGTCTTTTAGAAACAACTCTTGTTAACTTTCTTGGATATTCACCTACTTGCAAAGTACTTTCATCATAGAATGCTTCTAAGAAGTCACCAACTTTAACCTCAGTGTATCTTGCACCATTTACAAGAACTTTATTTGGAACTTGAGTATATCCTGTAGGAACTTCAATTTCTAAAGTTTGTTTGTAATTTGCTATTGCAGATTGAACTTCAATAGTTCCTGCAGTAGTTGTATCAACTTCTTCGAATGCAGTGAAAGTTTCATCCATAAAATATGTATGTAAAGTTCCATCAGTATCTAAGTACATTTTTAAGAAGTGTTTTTTGTTGAAGTTTTCTATTATAGAAACATTCTGTACTCTTTCATATGTAGTATTCTCATTTACTTTATATACGTAGTTGAATAATCCAGCACCACTATCAATTGATCCGATTAAATTATCAGATACAATAGTGAAAGTTCCTGTATTAGTAACTGCATTGTGTATAGAAATGATATCATATATTTCAAACGCCGGGTCTTCAGAAGAATTAAATGCGATATAGTCATATCCTGCTGCAGATGAAGTAGGTCCTACATTTATTCCAGCTGTTAATCCAAATACTTCTACTGAAGATTCTCCATTGAAGAAATAAACATCTGAGATATATTCTGAACCACTTACATATGGTAAATTATTTACATTATTTAATATATCTACAGGAACTCTATTTGCATAGAAGAAGTCACCTGTGTTGATATTACCTTCACCATATCTTGTATAAAATTTAGAATAAAGACCTGCAACACCATATCCTAGTTCGTAGTCTGCAACTTCACTTTGTGTTTTTACACCTTTAGATCCGATTATAAACTCGTTATCTACTGTATAAAAAACTAAATATCCATTAATAACGTCTTCGATTTCTACTGAAGTTAATCCTGTATTTAATACAAATGATTTATTTTGAGTTGAAGAACTTATGATATTAGTTATAGACATTCCTGAAAGACTTGCTTTTTTACCACTTGTATAGTTAGTAAGCATTGTCATTTTACTTTTATTAGGACTATCGATAAGGTCGATAAGTCTATTAAAAGCTTTAAATCTTCTATATTGTTCATATTCTTTAACACTTGGTACTGTATTTGTGTTTAAAAAAGATACTTGAATTGATCCTGATCCTAAATCAGTGATAGTATAATCAGTTCCAACTTCAAAGTCTTTGAAACCATTTTCTGTTATATTTACATCTGTAAATACTGGTGTTCCTGTTATTTCTTGATTTAAAACTCTAAATTTCACATATCCTAATACCGTATCTGTAGATGCTACTGTAGGATTTGTTGAAGTCGTGCTATTTACAACTTTAAAATTACCTGTAGAATCTATAACAAATGCTGATGAATATGTTGCATAAGTTGCACTATAAACATAGTTACTTGTAGATATAGAAAGAGTAACTGATTGTGTTGCTAACATTACTTGTTTGTCTCCAACTACTAAGAATGGTTGTGCATCAGTGTTAAGTAATGAATATGTTGCAACGATTGAATTTGTTCCTACAAATGGAGTTAAGTCTCCTAAGTAATCAGAAGAGATGTTATATACATATCCTTCTGAGAAATATGGAGTTCTCATATCACCATTTGCAACCCATCCTGTTGTTTTAGGTGTTGCGTATGTATGATCAGTTCCTGCTGATTGGTATGCCCATGATGCAGAACCTCCTAATAAAGAAGTAACGTTTCCTGGTAAATCAAGAGGTGTTGAAATCATTTCTACTTCTTCAGAGATAGTGTCTTGATAAGAAAGGAAATTAATGTTTGTTTCATTTTTACCTGCAATTGTATGACCAATTAAATCAAGTTTTCCATTGTAAAAGTCAGTTTCTACTAAGTCGTTATTAAATGCACAAAAAATACCTGTTCTGTCTGTATCTCTATTTACTACCGTTTCTATAAATATATTTCTACCATTATCATCTCTAAAATATGGAATTAAAGAAAGTCCTTCGTAATAAGATAAAAGTGTTATATTTCTATCATTTGCAAATTCTCTAACTTTATCTTTTCTAAGACCATCTGCATTGAAATATGCACTCCATCTTGAATCTACTGCTAAATCTTTGTAGTTTGACCAATCTCCACCAACAATGACAACATCAACCATATAATCAGACGCATAGTCATTAGAACTAACGTAAGGTGGCATTTTTTCAACAGATCCGTACCATTCGATTAAAGTTCTATCGAATCCAGAAACTGCAGATTTGAATGCAAATACTGTAACATATCTATCAGATAAGTTGGTTAAACTGAAAGCTCTTTCAGAATATCCTGTATTAATTTTTGTCAAGTTGATAAATGACTCAGTATCTCTTTTCCAGAATCCTGTAGTGTCAAAAAATCTTCTATAAGGACCATTTCTTTCGATATCATTTATGTAATCTGCTGATGCTGATAATGACTTATACTCAATAGTATCTAAGTTGTCATCTGTAAGCAATAAGTTTACTGCATAAACTGGTGCCGTTTCTAACATTTTAGAAATGGTTCTGTGAAAGAATGAACCTTTTCTTTCCAAGCTTCTATCCAATTGACCGAATATTGCTTCTAAATCAGAATTGTTAGTAATTCTGATAGGTGTATTGACTGGTCCTTTTTTGGACACACCGATTACTAAGTTTGTAATCCCACCTTCAACAACTGGAGATGTGATAACAGAGTTATCATATTCTTCTAGGAATATTCCTGGTCGTTTGTATTTTCCAATTTGAATTGCCATATTTTTTAGTTTAATTTTTTATAGTTAGAGTATATATAAAATGTAAAAAGCGATATTTTTCTATTTTTTTATACCATCTGTTATTTTTTTGGAAGATTCCTGGAATTCCTTTTTAATATTATCCATTTTATTTTTTAAACCAGTCTCTGCTGTTATTAAATCTTTTTTTGCTTTAGCAATCTCCTGAGTTTTGATTGTTTGATTCGACTTTATATCATTTATAGTTTTTGTTTTAGCAACAATTGTGTTTGGATCTGCCTTATTAGAATTTAATAGTTTTAAATCTTCGGAATTTTTATACAAATCGTCATTATATTTGATTAATTCATCTTGTATTTGTTTTATTCTAATCTGAAGACTCATCATTCTTACATATTCTTCTATAAAAGGATTATTCGGGAATTTCTTTCTTATTTCCTCAATCTTTTGTTTTAGTATAGTGTTATCTTTATCAGTTTTTAAATTTATAAACGCCTTATCCAATTCAGATTTTACTGTAGGATATTCTTTTATTGATTGTTCTAAATCATTGGTTTCTTCTTTAGTAACCATCATATCTGGTTCATCAGTTGCCAATACATCAACATTTTCAAAATGTTTAAATTTTCTTAGATATTTCATCATCTAGTTATATTTACTTGTGTTATCCCTTGAGTTAAAGAGATATTTTTAAAACCACCATGTTCGTCAATGGTTTTATCGGTTGCGGTTTGATTAGCCTTTGCTCTTTTAAAATCCGCAGTAGTCGATCCTTTACTCAAATCTACTATGTGATTTGCCATTTTTAATGTCCATGTTTTTTGTGAGACCACTTTTATTTCTCCGGTTTTATTATTGGTTTTATCATCTGTTTTTTTAACAAGACTTTCTATTTTTATCTCACCGGTTAAGAATTTCCCATCTTTAGTAAACAAGTCTGTGAATTTTACGCGCGTCGCAAATATCTCCCAAGGTTCTTTGTCATTCTGTGTTGGGTCCGATTCTTTCATATCTTTATCTAACTTTACTGTTGTCCTGCTAGAAATCCTCAATACTTCTTTCATATAATATGCAGTCTTTGAATAGTTTAGATAAAGATAATTATCTTTTACATCCTGTATTTGAAAGTAGTATCTTTGTGGATTTCCACCACCAACTTCGACAAGTAGTGAAAAGAAAGTATACTTTAGGTCTTTAATGTCTTTTATTTCTATACCAGTTGAAAATCCATTTTCAAGACTTAATTCTACGGTATCTATGCTATTGGCTAAGTCTGTTACGGTATCTCTATCATTGTCACTATAGTAAGTGTCCTTACCATCCTCCGTAGACTTGTATCCAAAGTATTTATCTAAGAATTTTGATTGTGCTCCTTTTGAATCTGCACTGGTTCCACTTTTGTATAGCTCGTCTCCGTCAAGCATATCTGTCATGAATTTTCTAAGATTCATACCTGCCTTTTCAATATACTCGTTACCAACTTTCAATTTAGTACCAACATTGAATATACATTGATATCTTTTGTCTTTTTTAACATTATTCACACAATCTTCCCATTGGTTAAAAATTGCATTGTTTCTGTATGGTCCACCCGATTCTCCTGCATTGGCTGGTGATCCGTTACCAAAACAGTGATATTCCAAGAATGTTTTATTGGATACTTTCCCACCGGTTCTTCCACCTGGAATTACTTGAGAAGTGTGTAGTTTGTATGCTCTATTGAAAACTTTTACGATTTCCAATACAGGATCCATTCCATCTATCACAACTGAGTCTTTTTTCTCGGCAAGTTTTTTCTCTAAATTTACTCTTACTTTTTCAACTTCAGTTTTTTCTAAAACCCATCTTTTTAGATCCATTTTTTTACCCCACCAGTCTTGTATTCTAGTGACACTATTTGGGTTTTTCCATCCACTAACCTCACCATTTTTTTCGGTGTCATCTGTAGTGGTTTGTGTATCATCCTGTACATCATTCTGAACATCATCTTGTGATTCATCCTGTGCTTCATAAATTCTACCAAAACTGTTATATAAAACAGACTCTTCAACTTTTTCAACTTCCGACATTAACTTTGTATATTCTTGACCTTTCTTGTCTTTAAAAAAAAGTTTTTTACCATCAATTCTTAACACCTCTTGTGATATTGTGTTTCCGGTTTGCTCACTTTTCCAAGTTACTTTGTCTCCAACTTTCCATTTACTTTCAAATGAAAGTACATTTTGCATGTATTTGTTGAATCCCTTAATGTTTTCGACAAGTTCATCCCAAACTTCACCAACGGTTCCTGGGTATTGTACGAAATTACCTTCCGGTTTTGTTTTAGTAACCGAATATAGTGTTGCTATTTTTTTACCCATCTCTTCAGACTTTCCTAATATTTCATCAACACCTTCCGTTATCCCATTTGATGTTCTTACAAATCCATATATCTTGTTTATGTTTGTTTTATATCTGTTGTATGCTAACTTTAGCTTAGGATCTGCGTTTATCTGTTCAGGAGTAAGTTTAAAAAATTTATGAAATTGACTATCTTTTGATAAGACACCATTTTCTCCTACTTCTCCAGCATGTACAAACATTTTGTATATTTGATTCAGTGAATTCCATAGATTCTCTGTTTCTTTGTCTAATTTTCTTTCGTCCTTTCCACCGGTAATGAACTTCCATATCTTTCCTACGACACCACCTATGGCTTTACCGACTCCTTCATTTATTCTTTTGAATTCATCGTATTTTAGTAAAGATACTTTTTCATTTTCTTTTACACCATTCTTTTCCGTGGCATTATTAGTTCCACCGGCAGCTGCCTGTGTAGTTCCACTGGTCGCGGTCTGTGTAGTTCCACCGGCAGCTGCCTGATTCTGAATTACCTGTGTGGTTGTTGCACCTGTTGTAGTAGGAACACCAGCAGGTGCTACCTTTTTCTTTCTCTTACCTGACCAAATTTCAATATCGTTCAGTATTTTTTGTGCAGTAATGTTCGCAGGATCTAATTTTAGTATTTCATCAATCTTTGTCTTTACTAATTCAAAGGTTGCTTTGTTTTTTTTTGCTTTGAACGCTAGATGTAAAGGTTCTGCTTCCGCGAGCAATTTACTCACTTCTCCACTATTATTTTTTTGAGTATTTACTCTATTATACTCAATTCTTTCGGTTTCTATTCCTTTGAATATTAACAACATATTGAATAAATACTTGAAGTTTCCAAATTGTGCCTCAGTTGCACTCATTACTTCCTCAGAAGCTTGACCTTCTTCTTGACCTTCTTCTTCTTCTTCTTCTTTAAATTCATTTAAAAACTTAAGCCATTCATTCAATTGTCTCAAAAGTTCATTTTTGTCTTCTAAATCTTTGTTTTGATTAACTGCACCTATTGCGGATTCTGTTAGACTCACTAGTTCACTTTTTGGATCACCATTTTCAACACCTTCTTGAATTGCGATAAGATATGTCGATATTAATGCTCTAGCATAAAGATTTTTATCATTGTCATCTAATTCTGCAACTGATGTACTCAATAGTAACTCATCCATTGCTTCTCTAAGTCTCGACTCTACTGCCTTTATTCTTAAAAGATTTGCACCAATCTTAGCCTTTCTTATTGTTGAATTTATTAATCTTCCTAACAATGAGTCTCCCCATCCAATATCATTTGCAAAAGGTCCACTATCTTCCGTTATCAGTTGATTATTTTTTGACTCTGGAGTATATTTTTCTTTTATACTTACTATGTTGTTGTAGTTTTTTAAAAACTCATCTCTTTTGTTAAGATATCTCATTCTAAAAATTTCTATTTTTGATATATATTAAAAATATAATCTGTGTTTTGCTTGTTTAAACAATATAGTTTATATATCTTTGTAAGACACAAAACGAAAAGACTATGAAAGATATAATTTGCATCGACCTTACAATGTTTAACAAAACAGAGTTGAAAAACTTCTGTGCTGAATATAATTTTTCTTATGAGATAATTTTAGATTTCAAAGAAAAAACTTATGCAAAAATTTGGCTTACTAAAGATGGAGTTTCTGTTGCATTCACTGTTATTAAAAATAATGCATTTGATATAGAAGATTTTGATACTGTTAGAATGTTCAATGTATTTTTGACAGAGTTGTCTGCTATTAAACCATATCAAGTTCCAGTTGAGCCAGCTATTTTAGATGTAGATATTATCTTAGAAAAAATATTCAAATATGGAAAAGATTCTATTACTTTAGAAGAAAAAAACTTCTTAGATAATCAATAGAAATTACCAACCAAATAAATTATAAAAAACCACTCACTTTGAGTGGTTTTTTTATTTTAAAAATTTATTTTTTTTTAAATCATAAAAAAACCACTATAAATTGACTTATTGTTTTTTTTCTTATATGATATTAAATATATAACATATAAAAAAAATCTCCTATTATGAGATATATCGAATTAAAACACAACGGTAAAGTTTTTACCAATGAGAAAGAAATAAATCAAATACTCACATCAAAGAAATTATACTGGTTAATAGATTCTGAATTTGAGAACGCCGTTCTTGAATTGAAAAAGGATACTATAATTTGGTATAGCGGTGACTTCTATTCAGGAACATGGAATTATGGAATATTCAAAGGTGGATCTTTTCATGGTGATTGGGAAAGTGGAATTTTCGAAAACGGAAATTTTAGTGGAAAGTGGATAGATGGCATCAGGTTATGAATTAACTAAAAAATAAACAAGAAAAAACTATGAAAAGGAGAAAAGTGACTCTAAAGACCGTAGGAAAGAACGATGTTTATAACGATGGTATCGTTAGAGTAACAAGAGAAGAAAATGTTTATTTCTTCGAAATTGGGAATGAACTTACCAGTGATGTGGCAGAAGCCGCTGCTTTATTGATGAGAAAATTTGATTGGGATAATAGTATCTGGGATCTAGAATTAGAAGATATTAATGTTGAAAACATAACACCTGAAAAGTCATTATTTTGGCTAACTGGTGGTTATTCTGAATGGAGAACATTGGAAAATTATAACAAACCATGGTGTGATTGTTATCTTGATTTTCAAGAAGAATTTGGGATAT